CTACTAATTTCATGTCTGGAAATTTAGGATTAGGTACAGCTACGCCTACGGGAAAGTTAGATGTGAATGGGAATATTAGAATGAGAGGTGATATAATAGACAGCAATAATTCAACTGGAACTAACGATAAAGTATTGGGTAGAGATAATGGAGGAGTAATTTGGAAGTCAGTTTCAACAGTTCCTGCAGGTGGCTCTAGTGGTCAAATACTATCAACTGATGGGAATAATAACCTATCGTGGGTAGACGATCAAACAGGTGGTGGAGGTACTTCAGACGGTGTTGTAAACAGTGTTACTGGAATATCAGGAGACCCGACAAGAGAACTTAACAGAACTATTGGAAGCTCAGTACCTATCAACATAGAAGACGGAGATTCAGATCCTACAAATGAGATAGAAACATGGTCAACCTTATCTGGAATACCTACAGATATAATAGATGGAGATGACGTTGATGATGCAGATTCAGATCCTACAAATGAGATAGAAACATGGTCAACCTTATCTGGCATACCTTCAGACATTGTAGATGGAGATGACGATACTCAACTTACGGAATCTCAAGTAGACAACTTTGTTTCAAACAACGGTTACCTAACCGCTGAGGTCGATGGTTCGATAACTAATGAAATAGAATTACCAACTGGAGGTAATAATGGACAAATATTATCCACTGATGGTATTGGTAACTATAGTTGGGTAGATGACCAATCAGGTTCAGGAGATGGTGTGGTTCAATTCATAGCAAATAATAACGCTGGAACATCCACAAGAGCATTGCAAAGATCTAATGGGCTCTCTACTCTATCTCTGAATGTGGAGGATGGAGATGCTGATGATACTAACGAACTTGAACTGCCTTCTGGTGGACTAAATGGACAAGTGTTATCGACGAATGGATCGGGAACCTATACCTGGGTGGATGATCAAGTTGGTGGTGGCGGTGCATCAGATGGCGTAGTTAATAGTACTTCAGGTACAGTAGGTAGTTCTACTAGAAATCTCAATAGGACGATAGGCAGTCCTGTAACTATAAATGTGGAGGATGGAGATAGTGATGATACTAACGAAATCGAAACGTGGAGCACACTTGCTGGCATACCTTCTGACATCGCAGACGGAGATGATAACACTCAATTGTCAGAATCACAAGTAGATAATTTTGTAGCTAACAATGGTTATCTGTCTTCAGAGGTAGACGGATCCATAACAAATGAAATAGAGCTTCCTGCTGGCGGTTCTAATGGCGACATATTAGAGACTGATGGGAATGGAAATTATGCCTGGACAGCACCTCCTTCTGGTGGAGGAACTGACGGAAATGGCATATATGACGGTGATGGTGCACTATCCACAAATACCGATATAGATATGGCTGGAAATCAATTCTATTTCAATGGATTAAATGGATCTACTGGTTTTATTGGAGGTGGTGTGTGGCTTAATATGTATCATGTTAATGGCGAAGCGTTAGACGTCTACCCTACTACAGGAAATGGATATAACTTAATTGCTTCCGACAATCTCAATCTTGGAGGAGGTACTACCACTGACTTAACAATTACGTCTTCTGGTGATGTGGGTATAGGGCAAACTTCTCCAGCAGAAAAATTGGAGGTGGATGGCGCTATTAATATAGGGAATACAACCAATGCGAATTCAGGGACGATCAGGTATGATGGCAATCAATTCCAAGGACATGATGGTGTAGAATGGCACAACTTAAGGAGTGTACCGTCTTATGGAAAGTTGGTGTTTACCAGCAATAAAAACTTAATGACTGACACTAATGAACATTTATTTGATTGGGATATACCACAGCCTTCATCTGGCAATGTTACATCAGATGCTACAGGAGATTTTATTGAAATTTCAGAAAATGGATTGTATTTAATAAATTTTGATCTCAGATTGACTGGAGATGTGGGTGCAAGATTAATAGTGATTATTAAGGCATCAGGTTCTGTTGTTCATTCATTTAGAATTGACGCAAATATTACTGGTCAGGATAGTTACAATTTTTCACAAGTTTATAGAAAAGCAGGTTCTTCGCCTAGAAACATAGAACTATACTATCAACAATCAGGATCTACTGCAACTTCGTTCACTGATGTTGATGGCCCAACGGAAATTACCGTTACAAAAATATCCGACCTCTAAATTCTGTCCTATTAACTCATAACCTTATAAAAGAACTTCGATGTTATATCAAGAACATTACATGCCAATAGTACATCTTAATACAGCGCATACACATAAGCCAAATGTAGATATAGAAAATCGTATCATCAGCGGAGTTATAATGGCTCAAGTCGGTGAAGCTGCTGGTCATGGCGTACATATAGAATTGGCTGAACTCCAAAAAGCAACTCAGCAAGCACGTAGAATGGGAAAGGTGCCTTGTGAGTTTGGACACAATCACGAAGGACTGGGCAAGTCACTTGGTAATTTCCTGAATTTCAGAATGGAAGGCAACCAAATGAAAGCCGACCTTCAATTCTCTTCTTCTGCTGATAACTCACCATCATATCCAGGAATGGCAAGTTATATTCTGCAACTTGCCAGGGAAGATAATAATCAAGTCAATGCCTCTATCAAATTCGAAAGAGGTAACTACTATCAGAGAGATGGAAGTGGTACTAAGATTAGAGTCTATTACTACAGTAAAGAAAATGGCTGGATACGTCCCATCAAAGAATATGGCAACGTGTTTCTTGAAATCAAGCAGCTGAGAGGCTGTGACTTGGTAAGTAACGGTGCTCTGACCACTAAACTCTTTTCTAACGAGCATATGTATACTCGGCTCCAGGAAATTATTAATAGTGCTGAATTCTTGCCTATGCTAGAACAGCACTATCATGAAATGCCACAGCTGGCTGACTTCTTTCATCAGAAGGGAGAAAAAGGCGTTATCCAAAAACTAAAATCATTTTTCAATAACAACAATAAAGAACAGCAACCGATGAACACGGATTCCCAAAAACCAAATCCTGAAACTAAGTCCACCATCCAAGAGCAACTTTCTGAGGCGTTAGATAGAATAACACAGCTAGAGGCTCAAAGAAATGCAGAAACACCGCAAGGTCAGCTTAAGGCTGCTCAGGATAGAATTGCAGAATTGGAAGCACAGAACGGTCCTTCTGTAGAAGAGCAACTTGCAGAAGCTAATGCTAAGATCAAAGAGTTGGAGACCACTCCAGCTACTGAGACTACCTCCACTAGCACTTCCACTGAAGACCTTGGCGAAAAACCAGCTTACTTGAATATGTCTATCCATCAGGAGGCGATAGACCTTGGAATCGGAAAGAGAAAAAGAAAGCCTGCCGAGGCCAAGTAGTAAATTAATCCTATTACAAAAACCTAATAGACAAATAAAATCAATATGTCAGCTTCATTAAATCTGAACGATGCTAAAGCATACAAATCGTATGTAGAAGAATTTTCTCCAGAGATTCTATCTAAAATGTTTCTGGAGTTCGAAACAGCAAATATTGCAACTCTTCATGAAAATCTGAAAGGAAAGAAGACCCTAACGGAGATGCATGTCTCTGACCTTATACAGGTTTGGGGTAAGTCATTCTCTCCTACTCAGGATGCCCTCAAGTTCACACCAAGAACATTAGAAACTTATGAGGTGAAAGTTGACCTTTCTATCTATCCTCAAGAATTTCATGGTTCATATCTAGGTGAACTGCGAAGAGCCGGTGCAGATCCCTATGAGTTACCATTTCCTGGCTTTATCATAGATAAGATTTCTGGGAAGATGTCCCAAGAGAAAGAATTCAATGCCTGGAACGGAAAACGAATCAACAGTGTGACACCTGGAGCACTTCTCAAAGATGTGGTAACTGGGTATCAGAACATCTGTCAAGATGAGGTTACTGCAGGTAACTTGAGTCCTGTAGCTACAGGAGCTATCACCAATCAGAATGCTATAGAAAAAGCACGAATGGTATATAAAGCGCTATCTCCTGTATATCAGAGAATGCCTCTTACCGCTTTTGTGTCTCCAGCACATATGCTCAAGCTTCAAGAAAATTACCAAGATAAGTACGGTAAGTACGTAGGTGATCCAGGTACTGGATTCATGTTTGGTATTGGATTAGGCAATGGTGGAGTTTCTTTCAGATCTCATGCTGGCATACAAGGTGATTTCATGATGATGACACCATCTTCTAATCTTCACTATGGATATGCACCAGAAGGAGAGTTGCTCCGATTTGAAGCGTACAAAAGAGAGCTAGCTATCATGTCTGATTTCTGGATTGGATATCAGATAGGAATCGTACACAATGACTTATTAAGAGTCAACGACCAATAAATCTCGGACCTTTGGAATTAAAGATTGCTGGGTAAAGTCTCAGCAATCTTTTTTAGAAAAATCAAAATTCACCCATTCATGGATACAAATAAAGAAAAGGAAGCTCTACAAAGTGATGCATCTACTAAGGAGGTATTAGACGCCATACAGACAGATGCCACGGATGAGATAGAAAGTCTTAAGTCTACAATCAAAGAACTGGAAGAGGAGAATGCTTCTATCAAGGAAGGCGCTGCTAATGTGGAAATGTTGAATACTAAGGTGACAACCCTAGAGTCTACAATCAACGAGCAGAATGATAGACTAGAAGACCTGGAGAAAGAAAACAAGCAGCTCAAAAAAGAGTTGGATTCTGTATCCACAACGGGCACAAAGCGTGCTCAGTATAAATCTGCTGAGACACCTACCGTCAAGATTGATGGCAAGAAAATGAAATTCAAATATCCTTCATTCAATTTCAACGGAAATGACATTTCTGCTGAAGAGGTGAAGAAGGATGCCTCACTTATAAAGCAACTGTATGAAGCCAACCCTGGTCTCTTCATCCCAGCTTAGAAAAACCAATTAATTAACAAATTATATCACTATAGATACATGTCCAACACACTAGATAATATCAATAGCTTGTGCGAAAACAAGTCCAATGCACAAGGCCTCAAAAAATACATCTACGTTGCCAATGCACGTGATGTCAAGTCTATTCCTGATCCATCAGAAAACCTAACGGTGTCAGCTGACATTGTTATGGAAGATGGCAAAACTTTCAAAAAGTGGGAGATCTCAGGTAACGAACAAGGATGGGATTCTAAGAGAGTTGGTGATGAAGATGGAAAAGTGTCTGAGACAGAAGTCAAAGCATTTATAGCTGAATTGTCTTCATTTAAGAGTGCCGTCATTTCTTGTAATGATGTCTGTCCTAAGATCGTTATCACAGAGGATAACAATGGCAAGCTTAGAATAGTAGGTCTCAAAGGGAATGAAGCCTATGTCTCTGGAGATGAGCAGGCGGCGCCTAAGAATGGTTATGTGGTCACTGCTAAGGCGACAACTCCATTGCCACCATATTATTACACAGGGGCCATCCCGGTATAATCGATTATGTACGTAGGTCCAGCATATAAGAGAGGCATCGTATTAGGAGGTACAACTTATGATCCTAAGAACATGTCTGAGGAAGAAATCACGTCATTCTTGGAGAAATATCCTGAGAGAAGTGGTTGGTGGAATACGGAGATTGAGAATGAAAGTCTAGTTGATCTGAATGATGGTAGTTCAGATGACGATAAAGAAGAAGAATAAGATTGAGTTTTGGTTTATATATTTCAGAAGAGGCTGCCCCATACAGCCTCTTTTTTTTGTTTGTGTAGGAGAGTAAAAAGTCACCAGGCGCTGTCTTACTAACAAGCGTAGCCCATAAGTACTGCTCTTCAGGCAGCTCGCCTGGCAACAATTCTTAATGGGCTACATGTAGTAAGACACTGCTAATATACAATTCCGTCCTAGTATCAGTTAATTAACCATAACATCTTCGTATAAGAAGATGAGGGATCCCAAAGACATAATCAATGAGGAGCTGACTGATTGGAGTATCACCTTCATACAGAATAGACTTCGTGATGCTCAGAAACTACGTCAAAACTCTGGTGCTGGACAGCGTTCATTTAATCACCAGGTTATCAAGGCCGCTACTAACGAGCTTGCTAGAGCGCTCTTTGAGTTTGAAGGATATCTCAGATTACAGGATATGCGTAAACTTAAGTGGGACAAGCAAGCGCCATTCCAGGACATCCTAAAGTACGTCCAGCAAAAAGGAGTCAATGCATTCATCAATGGATTTTCTCGTAAGTACAGAATCCCCTCTTCCAATATCCAGCTTATGAATCAAATTGCTTGGGGCATCATCAAGAAAAAGCAGTCTTCTAAGTTCAAGCATAAGCGTAAGAAATGGTACAACAAAGGTAAGGAACGTGATATCGCATCCCTCTATGGAAGGATACTGGCCAGACTAAGAGAGAACCAAGTAGATGTACTCAAAAAAGAATTGGCGGCATGAGTATACGGAGGGATAAGATACAACTGGATGTGGAGATCAATGGTCAGAAGGCTGGCCAATCATACAGAGAACTCATTAATGATTCTAGGAATCTGAAACGAGAACTGCTGGCACTGACTCCAGGCACACAAGCCTTCATAGATAAATCCAAAGAGTTACAAGCAGTCAATTCTAGGCTGGCTGATATCAGAGCACAGACCAGAGGAGTGAGAAGAGAGGGTAATAGTGTACTCAATACTTTCAAAAAGTTTGCGCCAGTATTAGGAGCAGCTTTCGTCATTGATGGAGCTAGGAGATTCTTTTCATTTATCTCAGAACAGGTGTCTGAGATAGATCTAATCAAGAATAAATTCAATACCGTATTTGGAGATGCTGCAGTGATTGTAGAATCATCGGCTAAGAGTCAAGCAATTAGCCTAGGACTAACGACACGTGAGTACCAGAAATTGACAGCAGCTACTGGTGATTTACTTATTCCGATGGGTTTTCAGCGAACGGAAGCTGCTAAGCTATCCACAGACCTGGTAGGGCTAAGCGCATCGTTATCAGCTTGGACTGGGGGCCAGAAATCTTCTGCAGATGTTTCTGACATCCTGACCAAAGCTTTGCTAGGTGAAAGGGAGCAGCTTAAGACTTTAGGTATTTCAATCCAAGAAGCGGATGTAAAGGCAAGGTTGGCAGACAAGGGACTTTCTAAGCTGACTGGTACTGCGTTACAGCAAGCCAAAGCAATGGCAACATTAGAGCTCATTACTGAGAAGTCTGGTGATGCTCAGGAGTCATTTGCTAAGAATTCCCAAGGGCTCATCCAAACTAAGGCAAGGCTCAGTGCCAGGATCAGAAACATTTCTCAGCAGATGGCGGGCGCTTTTGTTCCAATCTTTGAGAGAGGACTTGCGGTGGTTGAAAAAATGATAACCGGGCTTCTGACATTTGGTGGCACCCTAGCTAGTATTCCGAAATTTGTACAAGAAAACAGAGTGGCCATTATCGGACTACTTACTGCTTTAATCTCTCTGAATGCACATTCTATACTCGCTAATGCAAATCTACTGAGGATAGCAGCTGCGACAAGAGCCGGTACGATTGCTACCGCCGCACAAACCATTGCACAACGAGGGCTTAATGCTGTTATGAAGGCCAATCCTATCGGTTTAGTTATCGCAGCAATCTCTACTCTTATATCACTGTTTTCTGTTGCTTACAATCGGTCAGAAAGATTTCGTGCAAGTATAGACGGTGTCAAGAATTTAGCGAAAGAAGCATTCAAAATAATTGTAGAGGCTTTTACTGCATTTTCTAAAGGATTTAGTGAGATTAAGAAGGGTAATTTCAAAGCAGCGTTTAAGTCATTTTCAGAAGGATTAATTAAGGCCAATCCAATCACAGCGGCGATCACTCAAGGAAGAAGGTTGGCGAATGCTTACAGTGATGGAGTCAAAGAGTCACTAGAAAAATCCAAGTTAGAGGATGAGCTAGATATCATTACGCCATCAGCGGCTGGACTAATCGATAAAGGTCAGAATGCTGGAGCTGACATTGGAGGAGCCACAGGTGATGCGATAGTAGATGGAATCAATAAGAGACTAAGCAATCTGTCTATCGATGTACCTAGCGCAGATGCACCGACTGATTCACCAAACACAAGCAGTGAAGCTCCTGCGTCCACGAATGAAATTCTTAAGAAAGAATTAGACCAGCTCAAAGCGCAAGGCGAACTCAAGCAAGACCAACTTAAGCTTCAACTATTACAGCAACAGATAACTGAGACCGAACACAATGAGCAATCCTTTAAGGTTAGGAAAGCAAACTTCGATGCACAGTTACAATTACTGAAGAATTATGGACGGGAAGAAAGTGAGGCATATCTTGATATCAGTATAGACCAGCTCGAGGATGAGAAGGAACATGCTGACAGAAGAATTGCTGCTACACTCACTGAGCTTGAAAAATTGAGTCAAGGAGAATTATCTGAGCTCCAGTTGCGATTCCTTAATCGTATGCTAACGGAACAAGAATATGAGGAAGCTTCATTGCAATCCCAAGCAGACCACTTGGAACGAAGGAGAGTGCTATTAGAACAAGCAGGCCTACTAGAAACAGATGCCTATAGAGAAAACCAACAGGCCCAGTTTGATATCCAAAAAGATATCGATGATAAGAAACTAGAAAACGCTAAGCGTACAGCGGATATCAGAAATGAACTGGAAGCAGCCAGAACTGAAGGTTTGAAGACTGCTATTGATTTTGGGATTAGTTTGCTTTCAAAGGATCAATCAGCAAGAAAGAAACATGCTGGTGTTATAAAGGCTTTTGAACTTGGCAAGGTGGGTGTCAATCTTGCTTCAGAGATTTCAGGAATTAGAACAGCTCATGCTGCTATCCCTCCACCTCTCGGTCCAGCTCTGAGCGCTACAAGAATTGCTATCGCAATAGGAAAATCATTGATCCAAGCTAATAGGATTCGAAGACAAAAATTCTTCCACGGTGGTCATGTCCAGGGGAACCGAGGTGGATATACTGGTTATGACAGGCTCTTTCATGACGGTCAGGATTATGTAGTAGATGCGGATGTTCACGAAGGAGAATATGTGAATCCAAAGTGGCAAGTAAGGCATCCAGTCTATGGCCGTGTCATATCCTGGCTAGACGAAGGACGTAGAGGAAAGCACTCATTTTTTGAAGGAGGTCTGGTGAATGTAGGTAATGTGAATACTGATCCTATAGGCGTATCAGACTTATCTCTGTCTCCTACACCTAGCACTGGATCTAATTCTGCATCTGTTGCAGATTTCTCAGAAGTGATAGCTAAGATGTCTCAGGTTCTGGATGCATTCCAAAGGTTCCCTGGTACGCTAAGAGCTGAGGTCTCATTGAGTGACATAGAGAGTGCCGCTGGCGAGCTCAGCGAGATACAAGAAAAGGCTGGTTTCTAGTATGAAGTACAACATGGTAGATATAGCCATTTTCCACCACAGGAGAAATAGTAAGGATACGAGTTATCCATACCTATTGATTTATGATGCTAGAGGCCGAGAGGTAATTCCATCTGCATTACATCATATCCTATTTGAAAACTTGGATTCAGCTGCAATGCTAATCTGCAATTAAAGAAACATGTTCAGAGTAAAGAAAAACGACAGAGTAGAAATCATTGCAACAGGTGAGACTGGCAAAGTCTTAGAGCGCAATGGAGATGTCCTACACATCATGACCAAGAAAGGTGAAATTGTAAAAACTAAAACAGACCTGGTCAAAGTGCTTGGCATCCTATCTGAAATTCTCGCTTCCATAATTAAAATCATTGCCTACTTCAAAAAATAGATACTTAGAAAATCATGATTAGAATACTTTCAGAATTGGGCCTCGAGCTGCCATCCATTATAGCAGGGATATTAGGAGGTGTAATCTCACTTACTTATGAAAAAGAAAAGACTAGCCCAGCTAAAGCAGGCTTTCTCATCCTTACTGGAGCATGTACTGCTGGATATCTGACACCGATGGTGGCAGAGTATGGCAATATAGGAGATAACCTCCAAGCTGGCTTGAGCTTTGTGATTGGGCTCAGTTCTATGCACATCATCAAATCTTTGCCCTTGCTGGTAGATAAGATTACAAAAAGAATAACAGATGGAAAAGGTTAATCACATCAGTAAGGTACTCTTCATAGTAGCTATACTCATCTCCTCTATCATGGTATTGCTCTTTGGACTTGGAATAATGGTGACAGAGATTACAGTGGCTAAAAGTCCATGGACGGCTGCAGCATTTGTCATCGTAGCTATCGCCGCTCTTAATCCTATCCTAAAAGCAGAAAGAGTACTCAAGGCGATACTTGTCATAATGATGCTCTGGATATTCGGCAAGCTATATCTACCCTATTTTCTAGACTCATACTTCGACACCACAGAAGATAAGGAAACTATATATGAAGTGCCCTGCGATGAATGGACTTTCGAAGGGTGTGACGGATAAGAAAACTTGCTCTGAGAACAGCGTATCCACGTAAAGCAAATAGTTAGTATGCATGCGGCGCTGTCTCAGAGCTTTTTTTATAGTGGTTTTTTTTCTGTCCTAACTATCCTAGTATGTAATCCTCACATTTGGGTTTTAGTTAATTAACACATTTCATCATCAAACAACTTTTCACATGAGAATAGTCAGTGTCAGAATTCCTGAAGACAATATCATGAGCGAAGACAAGGATTACATTGTCTTCAATAGTGATCCTGTCCAGAAAGTCAAACCTGTGGTACAACCAGTATTTGAAATTACTGAGGACTGTCATGCCTTCTTCGACCCAGCTGGCAAATTTGATGTAGATGGCAATCCTAACACCTTTGACCTAAAGAAAGGGGTGAGAGTAGAACTGATGGCCTGTAATCTCAATAGTGATGCTGGTTATTCTCCCGTGCGATATACTTACATCACAAGCAAGGATGAGCGAATAGAGATTATCGCCTATGTAGATAACAGAAACCTTAAGTGGGTATCAGGAAATCTAGGTGTCCGAGCTGGGCTAACTGATATTTTAGGATAGATGGGGATCAATGCTTATATGAATAAGCAAGCAGCTTCATTCCCTACTAGTATTATAGAATATGTGCGGAGAGAGAAGATAATGGCTGGCTCATTATTAGAAGCTGGTATTACTTCCTTTGAAGGGAAAGAGGTCAAGCGAGGTGATGTCTATAGTGCGGATGTGATCGATGTAAAGGAACTGAATCATGTGAGAATGCTGAAGACATTCCGTAGCAAATACGGGACTGATTATGCCCGTGAGTATGTGAAATGGTTTGTCCCTCATCACAAGCTGATGGTAAGTAAGTATCCGGAGTACTTCGATAAGAAGAAGAAAGAATCATTTCTCAAAAGATTCAAATCAGTTATAGCGAAATGATATCTATCTCACAAGCACTCTCTCACATCAAAGAGTCCGGCGATACCTTCGAATTGACTTATGTGAGAGCTAACACAACGAAGAACGGTCCCCAGGGATCTATCAAAATAGTAAAGTGCCGTTACGGTGCACCCAATCCAAAAACACTAGGTGGCGCCTCTGTTGCTAACAAAACAGGGCGCCATCCTAGAAAACAAAGCTTGCACAAGCTGAGCGGTACACTCCCACTCACTGCACTACCTGGTAAAAATTATATCACGCCATTAATCTCCCACATCATAGGGCTAAACGGAATGGCCATAAAGCATTAAAGCATGAAGCATCAGTTAACTAAAATCAAAGTAATTGATACGCAAGGTCTACCGATGATAGGTGCCTTTGTGTTTAATACATCGACTGGAACTAGATATCTCACTGGTAAGAAAGGAAAAACCACTATTGGCTATGAAAATATTAATGATGTAATTGTCATCAAATACAAGGGATATAAAACTGTGAAAATTAAGGTGGCTCATCTTTCGATAATTACTTTGATAGACAAAGACGACCTAGCATAATGAGCAGAGGTAACAAAAAGTACAATACTTACGATGTCATCATGACTGGTGATATGGCACTGACATCTAATGATGATTTCAAGACGGTAAGATTTAGCTCCCTGGTCAATCGTGAAGATTATACCAAGGTCCAACATGGCGGTTATGGTGGTGTAGGTGAAATCGCATTTTGGGGATCTGACAACCAATTGCCTCAGCGTAGAGAAGCCCTGGTCAAAGACAACAATATAGTACCGGAGCTCATCAAGACTAAGCGTGACCTTATCCTAGGAAGCGGGCTGTACTTCTATAATGAAATTATGGAAAATGGTCAAGAAAGAGAAGAGCGGATCGATGCCCCAAATCAAATATTGGACTGGTTAGAAATGAATGAGTGGGATGACTATGCTGAATGCTCAGCTGGTGAGTATGTAAAGCATGGCAATACAATGACTGAGTTTATTGCTAATAGAGCGCACACTGGCATTGCTAGAATGCATAATAAAGGGTGTAAATATATCCGTGCCCAGAAACAAAATGCTCAAGGTCTTATAGGAAATTATTTCTATCACGGTAGCTGGGGTAAGGTGACAACTGACATCCCTCAGCGAATTCCAACTTACAATAGATTTCTAACGGACCGTGTACAGACCAAATCTATCTTCCATACAGGAGATAAGCTCTTTCATGATGGCTACTATTTCTACCCTACCTACTGGGGTGGCAAGCAATGGATAAAGACCAGTAACAATATCCCCATCTTCCATCAGCATAATCTAGAGAACGGATATAATATCCGCTATCATATCAAGATGCCTTACGACTATCACTTGGACAGAGCAAAGTACAATGAAGGGGATGACAAGGTCAAAGAGCAATGTATCAAGGATGCAAAGACTGCAGATCAAGCATTCATTGATAAGATGAATAAATTCCTGGCTGGAATGAAAAATTCAGGTCGGGCAGTATTCACTAAGTTTAAGCATAATATGGAGAAGGCCTACCCAGGTATCGTGATAGAGCCTATCCAAGCTGATCTCAAAGATGAAGCTTTGCTGAAGCTATTTGACAAGTCTAATGATGCTAATATATCTGCGCAGGGCATACACCCTACCCTTGCCAGTATACAGACACAGGGTAAGCTCAGCTCTGGTTCTGACATTAGGAATTCATTGCTACTATTCCTGGCAACTAAAGTTGCTAATCCAAGACGTCTGCTACTCAGGCCGCTGAAGATAGTACAGAAGGTAAATGGATGGGATCCTACAATTAAGTTTGGATTCAAAGACAAGCTCATAACGAAGCTGGATGATAATCCTAACGGTATGCAGAAGGCTAATCCTAATAATGTTTCACAAAATTAAATATAATGACACTAAGACTATTTAGATTAATTGTTGTTTTGACAGGCCTAGTAATATTTGCAACGCAATGCTTATTTTTTCCTGAAAAGATCAGTCGGTTTGATTTATTATTAATAGGTATACTAATTGTGCTTGAATTAGTTAGGCATGTATTTCTTATAATCGATGAATACTCTGCATAAAGGGAAAACGTAAAATGGACCTACAGACTTATCAAGCCGGCATAGACTTACTCCAAGAAAAAGATCCAGGTAACATTTGGATAAAAGAGCTCAGCGGTAAGTATAGCTTTGTAAATACGAAGTCCCTACAAGCCGAGCTGGACAAACTGGCCCAGTCATCTGCAAAAAAGGAACTGACTGCCGGAAAGAAAAAAGTACGTAATCCGAGCAGCAATCCAGTGCTCAGAGATCTCTATCAGCAACGTACTAAAGTCTTCACGCAGAGAGCGAAGACCACTAACAAATTTCATGTCTGTGAGACCGATGCAGAACGAGCTGCAGTATCTGTAGATATACAGATGCTCCAGAGACAATGGACGGCCATCACAGTAGACATAGATACCTATGAGCGAACTGGTCAGCTACCTAAGACGGCGGCAAAATACCCAGTGCCTAAGTCAGCCATAGAACGACTCAAGCTACGCAATACACTTAGATCTCAGATCTCCAATAAGAAAAGTGCCTTAAGGAAGAAAGCGATAGAACATGGAAAGACGACTGACGCCAATAGACAGCAGAAAATCCAACATCAGATATCCAAAGCTGAGGCGAAACTCAAAGACCTAGAAACCCACAAAGCCTATGTCGAAGCAGCTATCAAAGACTAGGATATATACGGAGAAAGACTTCAAGAAAGCCAGCAGAATAGAACGTATCGGTATGTACCTGATACAGCCTAATCTCATGCTGAGTCCATCTGACGAAGCGTATAAGGCCAAGCTTCTACAGATATTTCACATCCAGTGTGAAGCGATGAGCCAGATGGAAATAATACGCAAAGTCACTGAACTGTATCCACGGATGAAGCTGGCCACAGTACACAAGATGATGACCGATGCAGAATCAGTCTTCGGATCTCTCATGAAGAGAAATAAGGATGTGACCAGGGCCGTGCTGATAGAGAAGGCCAGGCGCATACATGACATTGCTCTGGAGGGCATATTCATAGATGTATTCTACTTAGACGAAGAATCAGGACAGGAGAAGAGTAGAAAGGAAATGATACAACCACCCAATCTCAAGCAAGCCAATGAAGCACTGAAGCTCATAGCCAAGCTGGAGCAGCTAGATCAGCCTGACTCTGTAGAGAATGTATATGACAATCTGACCTTCCCAGAGATGACCTTCACCACAGACCCAGCCGCACTTACAGAAGATGCAGAATTCGAAGAAGTAGAAGATGAATCTGAATGAAAGGAATCTATGTCAACGAAAAGCAACAACAGTTTCTCCAGGCTAAGCAGCCTATCAAGATGCTGGTGGGTGGTAGAGGATCAGGTAAGTCATCACTGATAGGATTAGAGCAGGGACCTAAGCTGAGACATCTACCCAGAGCCAAGACATTCTTTGTATCCACAACTTACTCTCAGATACTTACCAAGACTTTGCCTTCCATAGAGGCCATGTGGCACCGAATGGGACTCAAGGAGCATGAGAGCAGGCAGAGCCCTGGTCACTACATCGTAGGACGCCGTCCACCAGCGAGCTGGACTAAGCCTTACAGCAGACCACGTAAGTATGATAATGTCATCACGTTCTGGAACGGGTACACCATCGAATTTCTATCGATGGACAGACCTGACTTACAGAGAGGAGGTTCCTATGATGGAGGCTCAGGTGATGAGATTAGTCTGGTGAAAAAAGAACATATCAATAAGGTGCTCCTACCAGCCATCAGAGGAAATAGACACAGATTCCGCAGTCACCTACACCAGCAGTTTTCTATGTACTGCAGTATGCCCTGGGAAAGGGATGGTAATTGGGTGCTAGACTATGAGCAGAAGATGGAGCAGTTTCCTGATGAGTACTTCTATCTGGAGACAACGGCTTATGACAATGTGGAAGTACTAGGCGAACGTGGTATAGAGATGATGCGCCGAGAGCTGAGCTATCTGGAATTTGCAGTGGAGGTTATGAATGAGCGGATTACCAGGACAGAGGAAGCTTTCTATCATGCCTTTGACAGTAGCCATCATTGTTACACCCCAGCCTTCCAGTATGGAGAAGGTAAGCGTGGTATCCTAGTCAAGGGTACAGATGCTATAGATCTGAAGAAGCCTTTTGATATCTCACTGGACTTTTCTGGATGGATTAATTGTATGACTATCTACCAGAATTCTGGCCGTGAGGAGCGGATGGTGGATGCGCTGTACGTCAAGACTCCTAAAAGCCTCAATGATCTAGTAGATGATTTCTGTATCAAGTATGCTGACCACAAGAAGAAAATTGTCTATGCCTGGGGTGAGCCCAGAGGTCATGATAAGAATCCATTTGGCATTACTTTCTTCAATGCACTCAAAGATCGGTTTCTGAAAAATGGCTGGAGCTGTGTGATAAAAGCGCATGCCGGCAGAACTAATAATCACGAAGACAGATACATCCTCATCAATGATATCCTCAAGGAAGAAAACCATGCACACCCAAGACTCAGAATCAATCGTGAGGAATGCAAAGATCCTATCATAGCGCTACAGATTACTAAGACTAAGGATGACCACAAGAAGGATAAGAGCAAGGAGAAGGACAGGAACTTTCCCCAGGAACATGCACCACACTTCACAGATACGATAGACTACTACTTTATGCAGAAGTATGGAATGAAAGATGGATTATTAGACTTGCCACTGGGTGCAGCGTTTGGGTGATATCAAATAATTCCGAGGATGTGAAGGACGATGGCAATAGCTACAAAGATAGCACCTAATCCGAATCTCATTTTCCAGTTTAATTGTGGGCCTCCGTAATTCATGATGAACTAAATATGGTTTATGAACTAAAACTCCTACCACCAAAAGGTGGTAGGAGTTTTTCTTCGAGGTGAGAGTAATTAATTATAATTATTTGTTCCCAAAAAAATCAAATATGAAAAATCATACAGTATCATTTTGCTTATACACAAGAACTACAAATCCGAGAATAGCAAAAATCGCAGTTATACTAGTGTCTTTTATTCCATAGGTGTAGCGATCTTGCCCGTGTTGATCGTTGCCAAAAAAAGGCTATAACACCTCAAAGTCCGTCCGAGCATCAACAAGATAAAGTTTTCTGTCCTAATCATTTAATCCTGTGGGGAATATCTTGTTTGGAAAATATAATCAGAACATGAAACTTCTCTTCTCTCTTAAATCTGCTGAGACCAATACTTCCACCATAGCTGACTCCAACTTCGAAGAGCACTACCCTTCTGTTAACCGGAATATGAACTGGCGCAAATTCCAGCCATACCTACGCCAAGCAACAGAGGATGTCATCACATTCATTTCTTCTAAGTTCTATGACAAGCTGGAGCAAGCCTATTCTGGAACTGGTACCGCATCCCCTGAGCCGATGGTGGTGGCCATACTGGAGAAGATCCAGGACGCTATAGCATATAGAGCCATATACAAAGCAGCGCCTCATCTCAATGTCAGCATAGCAGACATGGGGGTACAGCAGACCAGCTCAGAGAATGCAACGTCACAGCCAGTGACACAGTGGAGATATAAGGCACTCAGAAAGTCTTCTATATCTGAGTACTATATCAAGCTGGACCAAGCACTCTACCAGATGGAAGAGAATATCAATGACCTGTTTCTCTTGGAATTCAAACAGAGCAGCAACTATACAGATCACAATACAGCTTTCTTCAAGACTACTGCAGCACTAGGCAAGTACATCAATGTCCAAAGCTCACGCCGCACCTTCCTGGCCATGGTGCCGCACCTGAGAAGAGCAGAGAGAGACCTACGTCATATCCTGTGCGGTAAAGCTTTCGATGAGCTCAAAGCTGATAAGATAGACATGGTGGTTCCTGATCCGGTCACCGCTGAGTACACGGCTTATAAGCACCTACTGGATGAATGCAGACACTACCTGGCCAATCAAGCGCTTGTGCTGGGCTTACCACGACTAAGAGTACTTATCCAGGACGATGGCATCAAAGTCCACTCTGAGACAGATGGCTTTGACTCTAAGAATCCAGCTAATAAGGAGATGGTCTCGCAGTTCCTACACCGTGCCCAAGAAGATGCTCACCTGTACAAGCATGAGATTCTGAGCTATCTAGGGCTTAATTTGGATGTATTTACAACCTATAAGGAGCATGGATTCACAGAAAGTCAGACACCTGGTGTCATCGGTCCATCTGATGGTGTGGGTGGAATTGGTGTGTTTTAGGCATAAAAAAAGCCCCATTGTGGGGCTTACTAGTTTATTTTGTAATCTCTGTCTTATCTTTTTCCTTAATCTTCTTTTCAGCGATATTATCAATTCCCTTGAGAAAGCCAAAGGAGATTACCACTATTACAATTACTTCGAGTAGTGCAGGCATAATTAGTAATTAAGTTAAAGTTTTGTTCTTAAAGATATAACGATAATTGATTAATGTAGTATACAAATGGTATACCTATCTGGTTTATTTTTCTGCAAATGTAGTCTTTTTTAGGACCTACTGATGATAAGAAGGTACTTTACAGCTATAGCATAGAGCATTGAAAATATGAAATACAGTCTAAATACACTTTGAATATTGCTTTCATGTATGGTCAAAACTTGCCCGTTGTCAACAACGTCCATTGTTATATATACACATATGAATTGTCCTGAGACCATGAGTAATAGCAAAACAAATCCAAGATGAACCATCGTCTCCACCAATTTAACGGAACTTTCAAAGAGATACCCAATATATGCGGCACTAGCTATACTGATTGGAATAAAAATGAATCTTTTATTCAGTAAATCCTCTGTAATTAGGGATTTGAAAATATCCCACTCTCCAACTTCATTAACACCTGATCCTGTTACTTGTGTAATAAAGTTACCTACGTAAGCAGCAAAAAGATAAGGAAAAAAAATGGTTACGCAAATACATATGCACCAGCTTATTGCTTTGAAAAAAGCTTTCCTAGAGAACATGCCTAGTACAATGAAACTTTGTACCTTATTTTTTGAGTCAGAATAATTAGGCATTATCACCCTTTCTAAACACCAATATATTCGAAGCGATAGAAGTCCCTCTACCACCTAATAAGGATGCGATGCACCCTGGTGGAATAAGAGTAGTCGTGCTAATGGTATCTCGATACTCCCATCCATCTACTGCCATCTCATTGATGACGTTTTGGATCATAGAGGCTGTATCATTGGTAGAGCCTTTTTTCGTGGTAGTAACATTTTTGGATACTGGGATGCATTTGTAAGTATACATAGTTCTATTGTTTTGAGTTTTGATTAAGTTTCTATATCATTTGCTTATCACAGACTGCCTGGTGAATTACTTCTGCAGAGAGGAATACTAATCCAGCCCTCGCTAGACCGAACTCACTGGCTACTTTTCGTATGTATCTGATGTCTGTATAGTTGTGAATGAGTTCTATCAGTTTCTTTACTTCCAGATGGCGCTCTCCTTTGAGATTCTTCGCATATGACTGTAAGGCGGCGAACTCTGATTCCCACTTATGGTCATTGCGCTGGAGGTAGTATAGCACCTTGCCTATAAGAAATGGAATCTGTATCAAAGGCTGTTTGCGTGACTTATTGAGATTATAATGGAGCTTTCGCATGCTGATATCTTCTCTGTTCAGTATAGCAACATACAGTGCATAGACCATGAGGCGTTCTTTGTATGATGGGAAGCCTGTCTTGTGAACGTTCTTTTGCATCCATAAGAATCCTTGCTTAGATTCATGGGCTTTGCCTCGGTATAGTTGTACTCGGAATAGTAGCTCTCTTAGTCGGTAGTTGTTGGGACCATGTAGCTTCTTTCCTGTTAAGGCTTGCTTGACAATTAATTCTGCTTTAGCCAGGTCGCCAACGGCAATCAAGGTATCTAAGAGATAAAGCCGGAATATGTTTCGGGCCAGATCATGATTGTATGGTAGCTCTTCGAAGTAGGCCATCGCTTCCTTGCATATCCGTATCTGGCAGCGCTCATCTGATTTGAATCTTGCCTCGAAGAAACGTATTTCATAACTGATAGAAGTCAACCTGATACTTCTATCCGTGAAGGGTCTGGCTGCTTCTAGAAAGTCTCTAATTTCTTTTAGCGGTGGAGTGCCTCCCTTAACAATCTTACCTCTTATCTGAGTATAGACCCAGTCCAGTTCTAGCTCTTTGCTATATAGCTCCTGATGTTTTTTTGCCATTTGGTAGTACTTCTCCCCTGCTCTAAAGTCTTTCTCATAGCTGGTATAATGCCGAAAAAGTATCCTTGCTAATTGTGCTACTTGCTGATGCATTTGGTAGCGTAAGGCCTTTTTGATGGCTCTATTGCCAGCAGAAAGTGCAGATGAGTAGAATCCATAAAGTGATAAAAATTCTATGGATAAGCATTCACGGAGAATTTTCGCTTTCTCTTGCTGGTAATCAGTGCCACCTGACAAATGCAGTATAGAATCTAGAAGCTTGGTGTACAAGCCTGACTTTACTTTTTTGAATCCTTCTGATTTGTTGCATTCATACCCAGCTCGTTGGGCGATGGTTTTCATGTGGGTGTCATGCAGGATATGCTGGAAGATTTCTTTCTCCTTTGTAGTCATCTTGACTGGCAGAAAATCTCCCTTTTTGATAATGTAGGAATGGGTAATCTGTGCTAGTTTATTAAGGGGTAGCATTCTATTTGGGTTTATCTAGTGGATAATCGAGGTACACTTTTTGAGCATTATGTCCTACTACGTTGCTTAGAAAGTAACCAAGTTTAAGTGTTAATCATTTTTCATTTTAAATCAAATTATAATGGTACAGTTAATTCTAATCCTATTAGGTATAATCGAAGACACCGATGGTCTCTAAACGACTACCACAAGAATGCATGTCATAGACATGCATTCTTACGTTTTGCTAATCTAATGATAGTATATCTCACTACAGCCATGTGTGGAAAAAAAAGGATACTCTAAAATGATGCTACTTATACAGAAAGCTTAGCTTTTACTAGGTTTGTGGCGAAAAAAAGGATAAGCATTTAAGCTCTGTACTTATAGCTAAGGTCTTTTTTGAATTATAGATGACATTAGTTTATCCTAGAAAATTGAACTATTTTTAAGAATCAAAGATTAATATTCATTACTTAAGCTCCCGTAAAAATGAAATCTTTCGTTAAAGGTATTATGTCAATATTCTCTGTGTTTCCTGTCACGGAGTACACTGCTCCAGAACCAGATTTTCGTGTTCATTTTATTGCTGTAGGGGATTATCTAAGGCAGTCAATGAATAAATATGAGCAAAAGAAGAAATAAGTCGCAAGCCGTTTCTGTACATTCTCAATACGCTGGGCCTATTCCTCCAGCAAACGAATTGGTCAGGTATAATGATGCTCATCCTGAAGCTGCTAAAATTATTTTAGATATGGCTCAAAAGCAGCAAGATCATAGCCTAGAGATTGGTGCTAGAATGTTGACACATGAAACAAGACAAGTATACATAGGTCAGATTTTTGGTTTTCTTGTTTCATTGAGCTTAATTGGTGCTGCAGTATATGCAATCCATTGTGATAGCGAAGTAGCTGCAGGGATATTAGCAGCGTTAGGAGTAGGGAGCGCAGCAGGTGTATTCTTGGTCAAAAGAGGTAAGTAGGTATTTCTAGTCTTGCTCATCCATCTTATCACTGATAGCTTTTAATGCAGATAGAAGTTTGTCTAGCTCTTCTTTTTGGCGTCTAGTTTCTTTAAGCATCGCGAATACATCTTCATATTTATCTTTCCAGAATTGAACCTCATCTTGAACAGGTTTCAAAGCTTGTGATATCTGATCTTCCATCTCTGGCTTGATGAAATTTTTGGCTTCTGGATAGGCTGCTAATATTCGATTCTCTATAGACCTCGGAGTTTCTTTACCGTTCTCATACTTAGAAAGTCTGGACTTGTCTATTCTTGCTTTTTCTGCAATCTCAGTTTGAGATAAATTATATTTTAACCTAAAGGCTTTTAAATCAATCACTTAGATATTATTTGTTGAAATAATTCGAAATATTTCTACATATTTCGATATTTCACCATATGTTTGTATTCGTATAAATATAGAATACATGCTTAGTAATAAAGAAAAAGCGACCAAAATTCTGACAGAGATAGAGCCTCATGTGGACAAAATACAAGTTGCCGCCGCATCAGGCCTACATCCTCAGACTGTGGACTATCTGATGAAAGGTAGTAGAGAACCACGTAAGAAAGACACCCTACCAAAACTATACAAAGCTGCTGTAGACAACTTTATCGAAAAGAAAGATTGGATTAACAGTATCGACATCCCATTCCGAGAACTCTCAGTTAACTAAGATCTAACCACCGAGAGGGAGCCAGCTATTTATATCACATACTAAAAAAGAAATTATCATGATTCGTTGGAATAATGACCAGTACCGCCATGCCCATTCTGTAGCATCTGCCATTCTGAGAATGATAGGTTATGAGCAAATTACTACAGAGGACGTTGCTGATCTATTAGGAGTATCACCAGAGTCTATCAGTGACATCTTAACAGAAGATCCTCCAGCTCTCAGTGCCTCCCAGCTGAGAGCCCTTTTCGTCAAATTTAATCTATCACCATTATATGTACTGACAGAAGAAGGTGAGACTCACTTCAAAGTAGACAATCCCACCGGTCGGATGTTGGAAGCACTGAATAAGAAGATAGAAGCTGGACTGATAGAGTCCATCCCATCATACTTCAGACAACTGGGTATAGGAGACGAGAGAGAATATATGAAGTTGTGTCTAGGCCATATGGCAATAGATGCTAAGAGAATGCTAAGGCTCTGCACCCTGCATCATGTCAATCCAGCTTACATCTGGGCGCCACTAACAGACTCACCTGTCTTTGTAGATTAATGGCTGGCAAGTACATATCAGACGAGCTCAAGGATAGAATCCTGAATGTAGCGGACCTCCGCTCCACGATGGACAACTGTATAGACCTTAAGAAGAAAGGCCGTGAGTGGATAGGAGAATGCAAGTCATGCGGAAGTGAGAATGGTATGAGATATGTCAATGGCAAAGGCCTCTTCCGATGTGTCAAGTGTGAGGACAGTGGTAAGTACCCTATCCAATATCTATCCACTCAGATGGGTATGAAGTTTCATGATGCCTTACTGTGGCTGGCAGATAATTATAATATAGAAGTACCTGACGCCAAGCCAGCTCCACAACAGTCCAAGTCCAAGAGGAAGAAGAATAAGAAGACAGAAAAATCATTCAGAGACAAGCAACTGGAGAGCTCCGCTATACCAGAGAAAGCACAGCAGTATCAGATATCCAAAGGTGATGAGCATAACACCATGGTCTCTATGGACCGCTATCGCTCTGGACGTCTCAAGGAAGATGGAAGTATAGATTCTAATGGTGACGATATGATTCTGGTCTATAGAGATCTGGAAGGCCAGCAAGTCACCTACCGTAATAAGAAGGGCAAGCAACTGCCATTCTACAGAGTAAGACACAAGTATCCAGAGCGACACATATCGTCCAAGACTGGAAAGGAGATGAAGTATATGAGCCCGGCTGGTTCAGAGTCGGTGGCGTGGTTTTCAGAGTATGTTCTGAGAATGTATGCTCAGGGAGCCACAATACCGACTTTATTCATTGTGGAAGGTGAGAAGAAAGCAGATGTGCTTGGAGCCCGTGAGTTCTTTGGGATTGGTCTCATGGGCATCCACAATCTATCAGTAGATAGCATGCCATACATCTTCGAGACGATTATCCGTAAGTGTAATGTGCTGAATGTAGTTTTCCTTTTTGATTCAGACTGGAAGGATATCTCACTTAAAGATCCTTCTAAGTCCGTAGACCTACGTCCTAAAAACTTCTGCTCAGCTGCTGTGAAGTTCAAGCAGTTTTTCTGGTCTTACATCGCATCTGGTGAGTTTAATCTTAATCTCCTGATAGGCACTCATCGGTCAGATGAGCACAAAGGAATAGATGATTTTCTCTGTAGTCATGACAAGCCAGCTGAGGTGCTAGAGCACCTGAAAGACGCCATCACTTCTCAGAATCACATCAATGATTCTTTTGACCTGACAGATGTCACCAACTTTTCTGCACATAAGATTAGAGAGATATGGGACCTGCATAGTGAGCATGCCTTCATGGAGTCTCACAAGGATTTGCTTAAGGACCTTGCAGAATTTAAGCTCGGACAATTCAAGCGAAAGTATAATCATGACAAGGCTGTCTTCGAGTTAGCAGAAGCGCTACACCCTACTGAGAAGTTCTGGAAGGAATGGGAAGACGAGAAGACAAATAAGACCAAGTATAGCTTCCACAATATCTACGTGGTCAATTTTTTCCAGAACAGAGGCATAGGTAATTACATGCCACATCCTTACACCTATCAGCTCATCCACATAGATGATAAGAAGATGATTAAGAAAGTGGATGATAGATATGTGCATAACTACATTATTGATTTCTGTCTGAGCCTGGAGCGAAATGATGCCATAGACATAGCCCAGTATATTAAGGGATCCATCACCAAGCACTTTTCTGTAGCTCAGCTAAAGCTCCTGAGCATATTGGATGTCAAGCTCAAGCCTACTGTCCACAATAGACAACTCTTCATCCTCAAGGATGGTGTGGTGGACATCACACAAGACAAGATAGAGCAGCGAAAAAAATTCAGTCATCATTACTTTGAGTCAGATGTCATACATCATGAGTATAAGAAGCTGGGCCCACTCTTCCATGCTGAGCAGAAAGAAGATGGATGGAATCTGGAGATAACAGATCTAGGAAAAGAATGTGAGTTTCTACAGTTCTTGTTCAATACGAGCTGCACCTACTGGAGAGACACAAGAGTAGATGAGCTAGATGCAGAAAATACAGAACGTGTCTACTATCAGAACGCTATAGATTATCTGCCAAAGGCGAAAGAAGAAGATCAGCAAACGACTAAGGCATACTTCATTACCAAGATGCTGGCCACTGGTTATCTGCTACATGATTATGATGATCTCAGCCTGACTAAAGCTGTCATCTGTAATGACCTCAAAGAAGGCTCCAGGAAAGAATCTAATGGAGGTACAGGTAAGTCCATATTCGCAACCATGTTTGAGCATGTAGTAAAGTTCTTCTTTATAGATGCAGGCAAGCGAGATCTGATGAACGGTAACGGCAGTCGATTTCTATTTGAAGGTGTAGACAAAGAGACGAAGATTGTGTGCTTTGATGATATCAAAGATGACTTCGACTTCCAGACTCTCTTCGCTAAGCTTACTTATGGTCTCAAGGCTGAAGGAAAGCAAATGTCAGGTGCTCAAGTAGGCCGTAAAAAATACATCATCACACTGAATGGCCAGATTAAGAAAAATGATGCCTCAGCTGAGCGAAGAAAATACAATCTAGGATTCACTGATTTCTATAATAAGGAGCGCACACCTCATCAGTATTTTGGACACAATCTATTCCAGGACTGGGATAAGAATCAGTGGAATCTATGGCTGAACTTCATCATGCAGTCCTCTCAGCTCTACCTTAAGTACAAACTGAGTTACGAGATCCCAAGAGCTCACCTGGATCGCAGACTTAAGAGATTGGAGTTAGGAGATAACTTCCTGGACTGGATGGATGTGAAGTTTATGGAAGGTCCATTTATAAATCATGAGGTATGCAAGACTACCCTACTGAATGGCTTCATCAAAGAGTACCCTAGTGACCGCAAATACTATAATGCCCGGATCATCAAAAAGAAAATCATGATATATGCTGAGTACAGAGAGTTTGATTTCAACATCAGAACCAATGGAGAAAGAATCACCAGCAGTGGCAAAGAATACATCTGTATAAGCAATGAGGAATACAGCGCAGCTAAGTCGCAGAAGATAAATAACATGGAGTTTTTTGAAGAGCCGGCATTTGCGTGAATTAAATGAGGAATAATTAATTTAATCAAAATACATTAACATGGAAGATATAACTCCAAAATTTGAAGCTTGGGCAGTAGTTGAGTTATTTGGGCATACTCAATTAGCTGGCAAGGTCACTACTCAAACAATCGCAGGGCAATCTTTTCTCCGGATCGATATACCTAGAACTAATCGAACTCCAGCATTTACTAAATATCATCTACCAACAGCAGTGTACGGAATAACTCCAGTCGATGAAGAATATGCTACAAAGATGGCACACAGAATTGGTGCAGCACCGATTGAAAACTATAAGCATAACATGGTTATAGATGAGATTGTCCAAGATCATCTCCGAAAGCGACAAGAACAATTGCCTTCACCAAAGGAATCAGAATGAAAAAGAAACGAGCTTGTTACGTCATTACGCTTAGTAAAGTTTTTCCGTTTTATCACAATAGAAAAGGTGAGGATACTGGATTCCGTGAAAATTTCTTGTCTGGAAAAAAGCTGCACACTATGAGGATGAATTACCCCTTATGGGTAAAGCGCTTTAAGAAGATTGACCAAGATGAGGCCTACATAAGTCTAAGAGAATGGACAGGTCTGCCATATAGATCTAAACAATCCATAATCAAGGATTTGTACAAATCAGATGGAATCGGACTAGAGATGTACACGGATTCTGATGTAGGTGCATTAATCACTAGGTCTACTAAGCTGAACAATTTTAAAGTTATCCCTGATGCAGCTATTGCAGAACATGACGGACTGACATTAGCAGATTATCGGGATTGGTTTTGGTTTGCTAAGCCTTGGGATGCGATAGCAGTAATACATTTTACATCATTTAGATATAATTGAATTATGAAAATTAGATACAAATTCGAATATGATCTCTATCGTGCTGGGTGTACAATTGTAGTTAATACAGAATTATTCACTGAGAATAAGGCGATAGATCATCTTAACTTCTTCCGATGGGAGATTGCACCAAACATGAAAAACCCTATTGAATCCGCAGTTATTAAGCATGCTTTCGAAGCCATTGTAGTAGCATCAGTAAATGAGTGGAATGCTTTTGGTGTAAAAGAAAAATTTCAATCTCATGAAGGATATTACAAATTGGATGGTACTGAAGGACTCTTGCTTGAGGAGATTCATCATTACGAGTTCGATGAAACCGAATTAGAATTCACTAAAGAAACTGTAACATCATGAAACTAATGTACGGATTTGAATACCCAGCCGAATTTGTGCCCAAGACATCTTTACAGACACCTCCTTGGGGACAGAAGGATTTTCGCGAATCTATAGCAACGCTACAAAAGGAATTAAAGCTTGCAAAAGCCAAGTCATGTATTCTGACCACTAACACAAAGATTAACGCTGGAGGTGCAGTTATAGGTCGAGTACCAGGAGGATCAGGCGCTATGCTGGAATTTACTCTCTATGGATTCCGTCATACTTGGGTTGTGGATTTCTATATGCGGACTCAGGATAATATCTATGGATTATCCAAGTCAGTGCATCATTTCAGGATGTTCAAGAGTGTTGGTACCAAATGTAAACGGAATCCTGTAAGAGCATGATCCAGGTTCAGTTCTATATAGATACTCCACAGGACATTACAGATAGTCAGCTCATAGAATGGCTAGAATATGAGCTCGGCTATCGTAGTGGGATGGATATGGATAATCCTATGTGTGGCAAGCAGATAGAAGCTAAGGTGATGGATGTAACTCCGATAACTGAAAATGGTGCTAACTTAGAGCAACAAGAATTAAACTACGTAAAGAAACTAACTGACACAGTAGCTAACCTATTAATGGCAGACGATGAAAAAAGCATTCTCCTATATCAGAATCAGCTCCAAAGACCAGAGCAACTTCTCAATTCAGGGACAGATAGAAACGAACCAGAATTACGCCGAGAGAAATCAAGTAATCATCTTAGAGCAATTCGTTGATGATGGATTTTCTGCAAAGAACTTTGATAGACCTTCCTGGAAGGAGTTATATACCCTACTCAAAAAGCACAAGAACAATATTGATTTTCTATTGGTAGCCAAGTATGATAGGCTAATCAGGAACGCAGCTGAGGGATTGGCCATGCTGGAGAAACTAGAAGAGCAATATGATGTAAAAGTAATCAGCACCACAGAGTGCTATTTTATAGATCCTCATAGTCCAGCATTTTTTAAGTTCAGGGCTGACATGTTTGTCAATGCAGAATTTGAGTACAGAGTGATACGCGATCGATCTAAGTTTGGCAATTGGAAAGCCAGGAGCGCCGGGAGATATATTACCTCAGCTCCACTTGGCTATGACAACAAAAGAGATCAGAATAATAAGCCGATTATTGTACCCAATATAGATGCTGACAAAGTCCGTGAAGCTTACAGATTATACCTGGAGGGATTTGGATTCAATGAGATTAAGAAAGCGACAAACATCAAACGAAGTGGAAAGTCTGCAATCAAAAGAATCCTGACTAATCCTACTTATGCTGGCTTGATCAAAGTAGCTGCCTACAGAGAGCATCCAGAAACAATTGTAGAAGGAATTCACCAGGGCTTAGTATCTAAAGATACATTTTGGAGAGTCCAGGAAAAAATCAAAAATGGAGAGCGCCCAACCAAGTCAACAAGCAGTGAGGATTTTCCACTTAGAGGATATCTACAATGTGCCGACTGCCAACAGATGATGACCGGAGCTCGTTCAAAAGGCAAAATGGGAGTCTACTATTACTACTACAGATGTGAGACTTGTGACAGACGAAATATAAATGCCAGGAAAGTAGATGGATGGGTTGAAGATGTGCTCAAGAATCTAAGTCTATCCATACCAATTAACTATTGGAATAAGTACTTCATGCAATCTGCATCAAAGATTATCGCTGAAAAGAAGAGGAATTGGAAAGCAGCAAAAAAAGAGCTAGATGCATTAGAGAGGGATATCGATAAGCTTGAAAGCAAGTTCATCAAAGAAGAGATTGATTCTACCTTATATAAGAAGTGGAAGTCAAGATATGAAACCCAGCGGAACCAGCTGCAAAAAGCCATGGCCGATTCAAAGTTGAATCTTACATTGGACCCCAAGCTGATAAAATCAGTACTGTCAAGGCTTACAAAGCTCAATGATATCTATAAAACTGTAGATCCTGCTGGTAAACAACAGCTATTGAGTTTGATTATGATCGGGGGTTTGTATTCCCATAAAGAGTACTTGCAAACCCCACGACTTAATCAAATATTTGACTCTAATAATCTGGAATTCAATCATTTACAGATTAAGAAACTCGATAATATAGTGAGCATTTCTGATAAAATACCCACTGGTACCCGGAGCGGGACTTGAACCCGCACGAACCAAGGTTCATTGGATTT